AAGTTTGTTTAAAGCAACGACGGTACTAGGAAAAGGTAAAGAAGCAATATCAGTACGAACAGGAGACGTGTTGGTCCACGCAATTGTCTGTAAATGAAACGGTTTATTAACCAATCGGGAAAAATCCATACGCATTTCCTCTTTAACTGAGCGAAAAAGAGGGGTCCTATCATACAATGTAGGAGTTTCAATAGGCATCCGAAGACGCAAAGAAGACTGATATAAATCGTCAGTCTTAACGATATTATTTTGATTGGAATTAGCTGTGAAATTTTTGAAACGCATTAACACAATTAAACGTCGACAGACTATTAAATCTGCATAAGAAGACTAGTACCTGGACAATCTGTACGTCCATTTTAAAAGCCATCATCCTCTTAGGCCTAACAATAAAACTAATAATTTTGAGACATTAAATAATTATCATCATTACTAAACAACATAAAATCTAAATATGACTCAGGAAAAAACGAATGAGCAATATTCCTTCTTAACAACTCTAACTTAATCTCGGAGAACACACTCTCATAATCTTCATGCAAATACAACTCTCGCTGCAAAGCATCTAACTTACCACTAAGAACAACAGAATGATCCTTACTCTTATCATACCATGAAACACTAGAATAAACTGTATCTTTTGACAAAGGACACACTACACGCTGTAAACGAGGACTAAACACAAACGACCTCTTCAAAAAGGTTATATCTTCCAGAGGTGTTGAATCTTTAACAATATCTTTCTTAAAACCATCAGTTATAATCAACCCTATAGATTGAAAATAATCACGCATTGACACAGCACCAAAACCGACTAAATTAGTGGCATTAACTCTATCATCTCCATACAAATAATCCACAATATCTTTAAAAAATTCAACCAAAGAAGGCTTTCGAGACAACAACAAACACGTATGATGATACCACATGGCTGTAAGACACTTATTAACTAAACTATTCAAATATGCTGTCAAAAAACTTCCTGACGGCATAGAATGAGTTGTCTGAAACAAATCATCCATAACTAAAACTAAACTATGACACATATTAACCAAAATAAAACTAGCTATCTTCTTTTGATCACTATCAACACAATACTGAGGTAATTCTTCTGCTAACATATGTTGTACCTGTGTAAGCATGCGACCATCCCACTCCTTAAAATCAGCATCCCACTTCAATGTTTTACTAGCTAACTTCTCTCTCATTATCGGAAAATCTACAAGTGGATTCGTCCCCACACAAATACCATGAAACTCCCTAGTGGACATTAAGTGACTAATCATATTTCCAAAAACTTCTTTGGTAATAATTTGCATAATAACAGTAGAACATCTAAAAGACCTCGGTTTATCAACCTTCTCAGCTAATCGGAGTTCATCTTTTAGAGTTTCAACCCAAATAAAATCTTTAAAATCAATACTTCCAGAAAGAATACTACTCTTCACCC